TGAAGCAGCAGTATTACTGTCTTTTAATGTAAAACTAAGTTCAGGAAGTGTATCTCCTACGACTAATTTTATTGTATCTGAATATGCCATACTTACCTCATTATATACTAAAACGGATAGAGATCTCCAAACCTAAACTCTCCATCTATTAATAAATCTTCTAATCGCTCTGCTGTAGGTCCAAATGCTGGAGTAAACCACGCATCACCAAACTTAGAACTGTCTGCCATAGGGAAGATTAATCCAGCAGGACCAAAAATTCCAGCCCTATCAAGCAACTCTAAAAAGTACTCACCCCAAGGCATACCATCGGTTCTAAATGCGGTGCTATAACTAAAGGTATCTTCTACCTGAACTCCACGAAGAGGACGTTCTAAAAACCCAGGAGTTACTCCTCTACCTAAATATTTTATAAATTCTCTTATCTCTAAACCAATAGCAGCTAAGGGCAGTAGGGTACTCGCTGCTAATACTAAAGGTAGTGAAGCAGAAGTTATCCCTCTTGTATTGTATGCGTTCTTTGTTTGTCTGATGAGACCACCCATGATGTTCTTTCCAAAAGCATAGAAGAAAGATTTAAGTTGGAAAATTAAAGCTGTGTAAGGGTTTGAAGCCCAACCGGGTCTCTCTGCAGCGTTTGGCCTAAGAATAGATTCATCTACAAAAGTACCTAAAGCATCTTTAATTGCTTTACTACTAGTATCTAAAGTACCTGACTTTTTATCATAAGCAGCAATAATTTGATCTCTAGTAAGACCTAACTCTGCTAAACTCTCATTGCTCTTAGTAGAATTGTCTTGAGCAAGTTTTATCAAAAATCTCTGTCCCATACCAGCAGCAAAGGCCCTAGTGAATTTTGTATACCACTCTAATTGAATTACTTTAAAGAAACCATCACCAATCTTCTTCGCGTTCTCTTCCATAAAACCTAACTCATATGCATTGACATACATAGTATGTATAGCGTCATGAGTAACTAAACCTAAATCTCGCGCAAACTGCTGTGCTTCTTTTTGATTTGCAAAAGCATATTTTAGTTGTGAGAAATAATCTTTAAAACTTACCATGCCTTTTGAACGTAACATAGGCCCTGCTAAATCAGGTAAAGATGCAATAGTTGCGAAAGGAAGTAAGGTCACCATGTTAACTAAAAGACCATAACTATTTAATTTACGCATGAATGGACTCATGTCGTGCCCAGCTTTACCTAACATGTTTCGAACCGTGTCCCTAGCTCCTTGTCTATCAAGGTCTTTAGGTATCCTACCAAGCATGACTTCTGCAGCGTCATCCGCATGCACAGTGTCACCAACTTTAAATGTTTTCTTATTTAAAGCGATTTGGTTTATTCTGTTCTCATACTCAGCTTTGGTTTCACCTTTTTTCTGTTCAAATTTAGCATGAGCAGATTCATGCCTAATGATAAAATTACGCCACTCATCAAGAGTTTTAAATTGATCTTCAGCTATAGGATCAACTCCTTTTAGTTTTGGTTTTGACCAAGCTTTATCATCGAAACGTTTTTTCAATTCGCTCTCATCAATAAAGATTTTGTTTAATTCCCTATTGTATGCAGCCCAACCTCCTTTGGTCTGATCCCCTTTATTCTTAGATACTCTTTCTACGATAGGTACATCAGGAAGGATTGTTACGCCTTGGATGTTTTGATTATCAACATCAGCTTTAGTTATCTCAGTTGTAATACGTTTGTGGTACTCAACGCGACGTACCATGTTACTAATATAACTACGAAAAGCCGCTGCACCATCTACTAAAAGCCCTGCATCTCTTGCAGTTGTATTATTGATGTTTGCAAAATACCTAGCTCTAATTGAATCTAAACCTACAGATAAATCTGAAGTTTGATTAGAATCATCTCTATTAGCCCAATTACGAACGAACATCTCCCAACTCGTAGCTCCTCCTAAATCTGTAGTTTCATCTACATCAGGATTAGCTTCTCTTAAAAGCCGAGCTAGCTCAGTTTGTTTTTCTGCAAACTCTGTAATCAGGGCTTTATCCCAAATCCTTTCTGAAAAGTTTTCTCTTTCAGAAATCTCAATACCAGAAGCTTTTATGTAATTATCATAAAAATCTTTTTTAAACTGTCTGATTGCTTTAGCAGCAGGGTCTTGGATTTGTTCTATAGGAATTGACTCATCTTCTTGAGCACGATGTGCTTCATTAAACTTCTGTAAGTCAAGATTGCCTTTCTCATCTTGAAAATAAAAATTACCTTGTTCGTCTTTTAAATCTAAACCAGCATTAATATAGTTATTAGTTTCTCTAATACGTACATTTATATAACCAGGTTCATCTTTTGTAACTGATCTTTTGTACATCTTACGACCAAATTCTTCAGTCTTTGAAGTTAAATACCCGTCTGCAGTTCTAAATATGTAACTTACACTCCAAAACTTTTTATCTTCAGGTAAAAAAGTAAACTCAGCATTTGCTCCACTTTTTAGCATCTGTATTGCTTTATTCTTAAAATAAGTCATTGTCTTACGATTGAGACCTAACTTTTGACCTTGTTTTACAACAGTCTCAACATCTTTTGCAGCTTGTATTTTTTCTGCGGTAGTAAGAGCATTAAAAGCTTCGCCGCTTTTTACACTTTCAGTAACAGAGTTTATAAACTCATCAAACGTTTGACTGTAGTTCTCATCTGAAAATCTTCTGTTGTAAACCAATCGACTAAACGAATCGTAGAAGCCTTTGAGTGAATTAACTAATGTTCTAAAATAAGAATCAACTCTGTTTTTAGCGCTTTCATTCAGTGCAGACTTTCTTACCCAAATAGCAAACTGATCTGCAAACCACTCATCAAACCCTGTTTTCTCATCACTATATTTACGCGACCCTTGACTTTCTAAACGCTTTCTAGCCCTCTCAAAGTCTTTTACCAATAAATCACCTAAAGGTGTTCCGATTATAGAATCTTTGTAGCTGTATATGAAAGCATGTCCAATCTCATGTGAAATATCAATAAGGCCTCTTGCTAATGCAGCAAATTGTACAACCGGTGCACCAATAGTCACATCTCCTCGCGCTCCTGGAACTTGATTAAGATTAACCTTATCCGTATCAATTAAAATAATATTGTTATTACCTAAACGGATAAATCTAGCTGCAGCCTTTGAAGCTCGTAAACTATCTTTCTGTTCATTAAACAAATCATTAGCATCAATAAGACGTTCAACACCATCTTCTACAATGTAATATTGTTTTTGGAAATCTGTTTCAACAGCTCCTAGTTTGCCATCAACTCTCCCCGCTTTATCAGGAGTAAATAGAGGGTCGTTTACAGACATAAATCTAACATTTTCTTTCATGCCAAGTTTAGACATTACACTCTTGAAACCAGGCAATAAAGTACTACCAATAGCATTTACTACATTATCAGAGAAACTAAATTGGTCTGCTTTCTTTTTAGGCTTGGCTTTTTTCTCACTTAAATAAGTTGTTCTAGGTGAGTCTAAATCTTCATTTAATCTAGTTAAAGGTAGATCTTGTCTTCGTAAATCTGATTCTGTATAACGCTGTGGTTCGAAAACCCCAAAGTCATCAACAACTTCAACATCAAGAGAATCAATACCTGTTATGTCGCCTATCTCAACTTGGTTGTCTGCAGCAAAGTCAGAAAGAACTTCTTGGTATTGTGCTTCATTTAAAACAAGCACTCCTTGTTGTGATCCTTCCGTTTGTAATGTGCTTTCTGCATCACTTCTTGTTGGAATGTCTGTAAGATTTGCTTGTTCTAAACGTTGAATAATTCTATCGTTCTCTTGTTTAAGTGCTGGTTCTAATCTGTTAGCACGATTAACTAGTCCAGTAGCTCTCTTTTGTGTAGCTTCAAGATTTCTTGTTCTAAAACCTTCAAAGTTATTTTCTCTTACTTTATTTAATTCATTTAACAAATAAGGTAAGTCAGATAATTTAGGGGTTTGTCCTTTAGGTAATATGTTTTGATCTAATGTAACTCCACCTTTAGTTAAGAACTCTGCAATGCTTGGAGCTAGAGCTTGTCTTTCTCCCCCAACAGTATCTGTCCTTTTTGGTTTACCCCCTTCTAGTACTTGAATTTCTATTTCTTGAAAGGCTCTACCATTTTGCGAGGTGAAGTCGAGCACAGGAACACCATTATAGTTAAGTTCTTTTCCTGCTAAAGCTAACTTAGCAATAAGTTCTGTCAATTGTCTTTGTCGACGTGCAGTACCAGTCAAAAAATTACCACGAGCATCTAAAAGATCTGAATTTGGAATAAGTTCTTTATTCTCTAATAAATTTACAATGTATACAGGAGTAGAAGAAAAAGTGTCAGCTGCTTGTGTAGTAGTCTCTGCGGGAGTTGTAAGTGCAGTGCCTCTACCAAAAGAATCAGTTACAGTAAAGGTTCTAACTTTTTCAACATTATCACCAAACTGTTGCGCTAAAGCCTCTCTTGCTTCCTTAATTGCATCTTCAACAACGACTTCAATTTTAGCTTCTAAGGGGCCATCTTGCCTAATTTTAAATCCTTCGACTCTAGTTCCTGGATTTACAAAAGATTCTTCGGTTGCTTTCTCTAAAACAAAATCGGTTGAGGGATACTTTCTACGTAACTCCTTAATACGATCAACAGCCCCTATAGGTATCTGATTTAATTCGATGTTACCTGACAAACTTAAATTCTCTAAGTCGCTTGGATTAACTTTTGCAGAGTCTCCTTTTTTACTTAAATTTCTTACAGGAAAAAAAGCATCCTTAGTTTGTTCTGATCCTTTTCTAACAGGCGCTTGTACATATTCTGTATCACGTACAGGCGTTGTTCTAACATCAAAAGGATCAACTGCCTCACCTTCTAATGTAGCTGGTGCTTCAAAAACACCTGCCTCATCGACTTGCCCTTCAACAAACTCTGCATCCTCGTCAACTCTACGAACTTCTGCCGTATCTACTCGCTTCTGTTTATCAGCAGCTGCCTCATCTTTTGAAATAATGTCTACGGTGTATCCAGTATTAGCTGGGTATAAACGTTGCGCATTAGCTTTTGCTTTTTTCTCTCCAGCTTTATCAGTGGTTTGTGTAAAGACATGGTTGCCTTCAGCATCACGTACGAGCACAACAAGTTCTTGTTCAGAGAGTTGTGGTTGTGACATTTGTAATGCTTCTTGTAAAACACTCTCAGTCAAACCAAACTGTGTTGCGAGTCTAACTAACTTGTCTTTTCGTTTTGAGTTTTCTCTAACAAATAAAACACCATTACCATCAGGATCATCGAGAGTTCTAAAATTATTTATTTCTTCTTGAGTAACTCCTGCTTGTTCTAATTGTTGTGCAGCTTGCTCTGGGGTTACGTTTCGAATAAAGATTGCGTCTCTACCAGTGTTTGGATTTAAAGCATCAACAAATTGAGCTTTTATATCTGCTAAAGGTTCTCTCTGTGGTCTTCCATCAAAAGAATCTGCTTGCTTACTGTCAGCTGTTATTTGATTTCCTGTATTTAATAAACCTACAGCTTTAGCAATAACACTGGTTGGTGCGGCTCTTGCTCCACCAGCAAACGCACCGACAAAAGCAGATTCTCCTATACGTAATTTTGCTTCACGTTCTGAGTAAGTTGGGTCAATAGCAAATCTTTGTGCTACAAGTAACCCCTCTTGAGCTGCTTCGGTTGTTCCTTCTAATACAAATTGTTGTCCCGTTTTTATTGCAGCACTTTTTGCTAACTCTTTAAAAAAGTTACCGGCTGCCATATCACCATCAACAGACTTAGTTAAAGCTAACTTTCCAATCGCACGATAGAAGGCTACTTCAGAAAGAGTACCTAGAACTGCTTGAGGTACCCCTAACCCAAGTGCTTGTTTGACTTCTTGTTCTGTTAAAGCTATTTCAGCTTCATCAAATTCTTTTAAAGCTTGCGAAGAACCTACAATATATTCTTGACCAAAAGCACCTACAGTTGCGCCTACTTTAGTTGTAGTCATTGCGCTACCTTGTGCAAGTGCACGTGCTTTTAGTAAAGAGTCATACCCATTATCCAACACTTCTTTTTCTGCTGCAGTTAATGTTTGCCCTGCGTTTTGTTTTTTAACAATCCTATTAAATTCTTTTTTAATAAAAGCTTTACTTCCATAACTTAAAGCCCCTTTACCAATGTTAGCTACGATAGCCCCGGTCCCTGCAGATACAAAAGAAGAGACTGCCATTGGTGTAAATTGTCCAATACCTTTGGTAACCTGTTCAATAAACCCACCAAAAGTTGGCGCATCTAAAAACTCTTCAAAGCTACCCATACTGGACAAAATTTGTCCTGCTGTTTCATCTAATAGTTGTGTTTCATTTAAATCACGAACAAACTCATCTTCGTCTTTTGTAAAAAGGTATTCTGCCATCGCACCGAAAGTACGAACATCAGATTCAAGTTGTATCCCTCCAGCTCTAACCGATTCTTTAAAAGTTTCTCCTAAACTACTGGGTTTTAAGTTTGAAGGTTGAAGATCCGGGTTAAAGAACCCTTTAGCAATAGCAGCACTCGCACGAGCATTCCTTGCAAAATAATCTTGCATAGGATTTATTGGTGCTGGTGCAGGCGTAGGAGTTATTGTTTGAGGTTGTGCTTGTGCAAACTGTGTAGGAGGGGCAGGTTGTATATCGTCAGGTTGAGCACTATCTAAATCAAATAAAGCACTACTAAAAGCTTGTGCTCTGGTTGGTGTTTGTGCATCCGAAGCCCAAAGAGTATCTAAAACATTATAACCTGCATCTTTATATCGACCCTGCTTCATCAAGCCCCAGGTATCATCAAGTTTTTTATACCAATTAGTTCCTAGCTGATAATTAACATCACCTAGGGCATCTAAAAAAGTTAAATTGTCTGCTTGTCCAAGTTCTTGTGCTTGGTTTATTGCGGCGGAATATGCTTTTGCAGAGTCTTCTCTGAGCCAAGCATCAAGTTGATCTTGAGGAACTTCGTCCCCTTCTCTGTATAAAAGTTGTTCTTCAGGAGTTAAAAGATGTCCAGTACCTACGGTAAGTTTACCTAACTTATCTCGATATACTGTTGAAGAAAAACCCTCTTTCTCTTTTAAACGTTGGATGAAAGAATCTGGGACCACACTAGCTTCCACCTGCGTTAGCTAAAACAAGTTCCTTAACGATTGCGCTTGCGCCTGGAATATCTTCTTCCATTTCTCTTAAAGAAATAGGCTCACCAATAAGACGGCGTCTATCTCCTACAGTCCTAGACTTTTGTACCTGAGTAATTTTAGTAGGGTCTGTTGTAATTTGATTGTTAGCATCAATCCCCACAACATCAGGAGATAAATTAAAACCACCATAAGTTGGGTCCTCGGCAAAACCAAGAGTAAAGAATTCTCTAACGGCTGAGGGCCCTGCATTTTTAGCTAACCAAATATCAAGAAGCGCTCCTGCTTGAGAGGTCGCAACTGCAAGATCTCCTCTACCTTGTGATCCTCTACCTGCAGCTTCTTGTAAGCGCACTCCAATTTGAGCAGCATAACGTCGGTAATCGTTATCGCCCCACTTGTTCCCTTCACTTTCAAAGTTAACAATTTCATCAAAAAGTTTTCTATAGTTGTCACTTACCTCAAAACCATCAGCAGCATACTTAGCAAGATCCAACCTGTATTTACTAACAGCAAGCGCTTGTTTTTGATCAGAGAGACCACCTAGGGTGCCATACTCAATAAAATTAAGCATACCTTGTCCATACGCCGAACTTAATTGAGTATCGGTAAGACTAGCGGTAATTGCAAGCGCCATCTTATATCTACGAGCCTGATCTAACATAACTAAATTATTATTATTGTCTTGTAAGACAGCAACGAGCCCAGATTGTGTTTGAGAATCTATATTACCTTGATTATTTCCAATCTCTTGTTTTAAGGCGTCAACTAAAGCTGGTCCATCACTATTGTTTATTGCGCTTTGTACCGCTGTTGGTACAGTATTACCTGTAGCTCCTACACTTTTAGCTGCATCATTTATTACCTTTCTCTGTTCAGAACTTATTTTTGGGAAGAGATCATTCTCTGTATATTTTATTCCGAAGGCTTTTGGGTCAGCCATATATTCATTATATAAAGCTTCATTACCAGCAAAAAGTTCTTTAAGTTTCTTTCTATTTTTTCTAGTAAACTCAAACGATTGTTGCATCTGAGTTGCAGTTGCATCATCAACACCGGCTCTTTCTTGGGTCTCAAAATTCTCTCTTCTTAGATTTTTTAAAGCTAGATTTACGTCTCTAGATATAGATTGTTCAGTAATTTTTTGTGAACGTTCCATAAGAAGAGCTCTTTCGTTTGGGCTAAACTGTTGTTGAAACTCTTCTTCAGTATAACCAAAAGGAGCTTTACCTTTGGGGTTATAATAAGAATCCACTCCCATAACGTCTAAAATTCCACCAAACTCCTCGTAGGGTTTGTAGTCTTTTAAAAGAGCTGTTTTTTTAGTTTGAGAATTAACACCTCTATCGCCAAGAGCATCTCCTACTCTACGATCCTCCATAGACATCGGAGTTGTTGTATCACTAGGTGGAGGTGGTGTAGTTGGTGCACCTTCTCCAGTTGGAGTTGATTGATCTGATGTTGTTGGATCAACAAAGAGTGTTTCTTCTCTTTCTTGTCTTGCCTCTGGAGATGGATCAAACCACTTTACATTAGAGGCTTTCCCCATAAATTGTAATGCAGGAGTACCACCAGCACCTATTCTGATATCTCGTTTAAAAGTATCATAAGGTTGGTTTAAAGTATCTAAAGTAAAAGAAGTAGTATTATCAGGTACGCCCTCAGTACCAAACTCCTGAATAACTTGTCGTATTGGCTTTCCACCTAAAGTTAAAGGTGCGCTATAAAATTGTCCTGCTCTACCACGTTTTGGGTCGGCAGTTCTTACAAAAGGTTCAAGTTCACCGGCTTCATTAAACTTAGAATTATTTATATCAATCTCTTTTCCAAAACCTAACATTGCAGAACTAAAGCCCATGCTGTTTAGTTTTTCTAAACCACCTTGTTTACCATAAATAGAAATAAAATCTTTAGGTTGAATATTACCTTTACGGTTATTATAAAAATCGTTTGCAAAAGCATTAAATTCCGCTGCATCTGCAAAAGGTGAATTTTGTGGAACTTGTCGTGACCCATAAATTTCAGCAAAATTATCTATAGTCTGCCTTAACAAACCTTCTTCATAATCTACTGCTTTAGCGGCTTCTGATGCTAGTTTCTGTTTAACACCTTCATTATAAGCACCGAGTTGGATTTGAGTTTTTATACCTAAACCTTGTCCGGTTTGAAAAGCGCCTACGGGATCAAATTTTGCCATAATTAATTATATAAGTTTTGCTAAGCTAGAGCCAACGTTACTCAAGAAACCATACTGACTTGATTTTTGTCTATACCTTGCACTCTCAAATGCTTTCTTTTTGTTTATCTGATTTTGAGCAAAGCCTAAAAGATTGGATAAAGCTGTGCCTTGTAAAGACCTACCAATCTGATCTGCAAGTCTTAACCTACTAAAATTTAAAGCTTCGTCGCTTCTTCTAGCTAAGTTAGATGCAGTTGCAATGTTTGCTGAAGATTGTATATTTAACAAACTTTGTTCCGCTTGCATCTCTGCAGGAGTAAGTTGTACTCCATACCGACTACGTTCTCTCCTTGCTCTAGCACCTGCGCGCTCATTTGCGGCTGCAGCAGCGGCGGCACTTTCATCGACGGTATCTACTTTCTCAGAGAGTAATTGTTTTTCAAGATCACCGAACTCTTCGATGTCTCTTTCATAATCTGACAAAATTCCTTGTTGAATCTGGACATCAATATCATTACTCCCTTGGCTTCTGCCAAACCGAGTTGTAGGAGTATTAAGAGCCAATGGGCTTTTATTAAATCCTTGCATGTCTTCAAATTCTGCCATTATACTATTGCTAGTCCCTGAGCTTTTTTCTTAGTACCACCAACAAGTTGTACTCCCCCACTACCTGGGAATCCTGGATTATATTGAACAGGTACAAAATCAGTAGTCCCTAATCCAAATATTCCTTTGTTACGTACTTCTGCAGCACCGGTATCCGGGTTTATTCTTGTATCTATTTTAGTGAAAGGACTACCAGTTGCACCATAGTTTTCAGCCAGTTGATTACCAACAGCTGATAAAACGTTTCGTGTTGCTTCTGTTTTTGCTAAATCTCGAGCTGCCTTATAACTTTCCGCAGTTGTTTCTGCAGCTGCGGCTTGCCCTGCACCTTTTGCTGATGCAGTAATTAATTGTTGTTGGTCGGCTGCAATATCAGCTAAAACAGACCCTTTTCTTTGAGCTTCTTGGCCTTCAGATCGAATCATAGCATCAGTAACAGACTTTACTGCATTAGATGCGTTAGCTGCAGCGTTTGCTATATTCGCTACCGTACCCATATTGCTCACTCCAGTCTGTATCTCTCTATCTGCAGCTGCAATTCCAGTCATTTCTGGAGTCGTGTCTCTCTGCACTTCAAGTCTAAATTCTCTAGTTGCAGGGTCATAGACGTTCTCAATCTTATTAGAAAGATCTTCTGTAAACTGACGCGCTTTTGTTTCTGTAGGAGTTTCTTTTAAGAACTTCCCTCTTTTTTGCTTTTTACCACCCATTAAACTTCCTTTCTAAAAGTACAAGTTACCAAATTGTAGCCAAACTTAGGAGCTAATTTTCTCCAACCCGCTCGACTTGATTCAAATTCTATTGCTACTGCGTTCTTGTTTTCCGCGAGTTTATCAATAAAATCAAACCCTACTTCTCTATAATTATACTCTGGTTTTTGATAGCTTGCCCAGATAAAAAGAGTTCCTTCTCCGCTTAGGTCTGTTATAAATTGAGAAATAACAAAACCAACATATTCATCATCTTTATAAAACATATATAAAGTTGACCGCCCTTCTCTTAAGGACAAATATACGTCAGGGATTATCCAATCAGAGTAATTCTTTTCTCTAATTCTTTTTAAATAAGGCTCAATTCTTGTAAAAGAATATTTGATCTCACTAGGTGGAATTTCTTCAATTGATACTCCATTAATAGTCGATCTCTGAACCATATCTCTTATATCTCTTACGTGGTGTCAATCCTGCACCTCTGTATTTGACCAGTCGTTTAACACCTAGATCACCGGATCTTGCACGTTTCTCTGCTTGAGTTACTTCTTGATTAAACAAGTTTAAGTAATCTCCTGCAGCTTGTGGGTCTGACCAATCACGACTTGGAATCCTTAATAGTCTGTACAAAGTACCATAAAGGATTCCATCTCTGTAATCGTTTGAAAAGTCAGTGCTTATGTTATTTGATGTTCTGCTAGGTTTTAAAGCAACGCTAAGCTGTAAACCATTAGTTACAGTTGATCCAGGAACAGGTACAACCCAAAAAGTATCCGGACTTTTTTGTAAGTAAACCTGTGGTAATGAAGTTTTGTTTCTCCAATCAGGATAATTTAACTCTAGACTTCTTGGGCTTATTGGGTCTAAATCATCGCCATCGTAAGTCATCCAAAGTATTTGATGTACATCAGTACCTGTTGGTTGATCAAACTCATACTCATAAACACCACTTATAGTAGTAATAGCGTCTAAGTCATAAACGTATGCTTTTGATCTTTCACATAATTCTATAGTTGCTGATCTTAAGTTTGACTCAACTAACATGTCAGGGCAGTTAGGTACGTAAGGTAAAATTTCTTTTATTAATGAACTAAAACTTGCCATTTTATACTCCTGCTCCTGGGGTAGCTGTTGCACCTCTAGCTACATTTGGATCTAGACTTAATTCAGCTTGACCCCCACCTGCAATACTAGAAGTGAATAGCTGATAATGTGATCCTGCTCTTTGATTGTTTGCTGCATATTCAGCATCTTTTAAATACGCTCTGTACAAAACAAAATTTAAAAGAGCGTTACCATAAATATCATCAACATCAATAGTACTTGATACTGAAGATAAGTCTGTAGGTAAAGCAGAATAAACAATCTCTATGTATGCGCTAGAGCCAGATTTAATACCTGGATATACATAAAACTTTTTAGGGTCATCCCCATCAAAAATATAATTTTTAACAACAGAACCATGCGCAGAATACCCTGTAACAGTTGGATCATGCCAATCAGGATCGATTGAATTTACTAAATCTTCTTCAATGATCCGTATTGATTTACCCCCTGTAGCATCAGCTGCAGAGCCTGACATATTACGAGTTACTTTAATAAGACGAAGTCCGCCGGAAGGCAACGTTTGTTCCGTTCCAGCTGCTAACAAAACATTTGCGTGAGTAGCTTTTGCTTCAGGTCTAAAATTAACTAACTCTCTCTGACCATCATTTAAATAAGTTAAAAGTTCTGCGTCAGTCCAACGAACACCAGAAGAATCTTGTAGAGTAAATCTTGCCCTATCAATTATATTAGTGCCCGTAAGAGTTCCCATTATTTACTTTTCTTGGTTGTTGTCTTTTTCTTGACTACTTTTTTAGTTGTAGGTTTTACTTCTTCCTTAACTTCAACCTCTATTTTATTAATAGGTTCGCTTGGCTTTTTTTCTTTGATGGTTTCTACGCGTCTACAACCTTCTTGTAAACAAACCAAACCAAGGTCTTCACCTACTTCTTTTGGCACACCAGCTTGTAGTCTGATACCAGCGCCCCAAGTTGTTGAGATATATTTATCCTCATCTGAAACTATAAACATTTTTTACTCCTATAAAAAAGTTGGGTGGTTCGATATTGAACCACCCAAGGATACATACTTAGTATGCAACATCCAATCTAATGACACCGAAGTCTTCAACGCTACCGTTGTAGTCGCTGTTGTACTTAGGTTTCTTAAGACCGAAGATCTTACCAATAGAGATACCATTTTGGTTCCCGTAGTCGAAGGTGTCTTCAACAATTTCAGGAAGTCCGATATCAGCCATAGCAAGGGCTTGTGCTCCACAGAATAAGCAAGCAGAACCGTTAACGTCAGCGTTAGCGCCCCACTTATATCCAGCAGAACCGGCATTTGAAGATGATCCAGAAGTTGCGTTAGCAGTGTTAAACACGTGTCTGAACTCATGAACCATTACTCCGTCAACCATTAAGCTTGAAGAACCTGAGAACAATGATGAATTTGGTCCTCTGATTCCAGCCTGCCTTACGTTAGCAAGGAAGTCTGAGTCAAGTTTAAGGTCAGCCATTACTTGAGGTGATACAAACAAGTGGTATACCTCTTCTCCGCCTGCTCCTCTAACGCCTCTGATGTAGTTATCTTTAGCGTAAGCTTTTAGAGCAACGATACATTCATAAGTAATTGTATCTGCAGATGCAACAGCAGTTATATCTCCAGCTACAAGCTTATTAGTTGCATCCCATCTTCTATGTCTGTTAGAAGTTGGTGCGGTTACATCACTACCAAAAGCGAGGTCTCCAAGGTTCTGTCCTGAAGAAAGAACAGATCTTAAAGCACCACTATTTTTTAGTGTGTAGTTAATACCAGAAAGCGTTAAAAACGCTAATTGGTCAATACGATCAGCCATTGCATACGCAAGAGCGTCTCTTGAGTGCTCACGGAAATTAACAACTGATTTTTGATCAGCTAATCTACCAGATAGTCTATTAGCAAATCTTAATTGATCAAGTTGTATAACGATGTCGTAGGCTCTTAAAGTCTCTTCATTACCTTCGAGAGTGTTGTCCCCAACAATACCGTCACCAGTCATGTCGGCAAGAAGTGTTAAAACAGCTCTTGCTCCCTTTTCTGATTGGGTAAGCTCAGATATTCTCTGAACCATAGCGTTAGGTCCGCTACCCGCGAATTGGTTAATGAAGGACATGTTCCTAGCAACACGCCAAAAATCACGCGACCAGATAGTAAGCTGTTCACTGGTCAGTGATGAAAAGTTTGTGTTAGCCATTGTGGCGTCCTCCAAAAAGTTAAAAGTTAAAACTAACCAGTCGCTTTTCTGGGCCGACTATTTACCCGTATACCCTTTATCGTTGGGAAACGTTTTCGTGTTTAGGGCACGACCCCAGCCAGATTTACGCCATGACAGGCGGAAACGTTGTTTTAGCAGAACGACCTGCGCCAAATATCGTATTGGCGGACGAACTCTTATATGTTATACCAACTATGTACCAAAGTCACCACGCATTCTTCGCAAAGTTTCCTCTGGTAATGCGCTAAACTCATCGTCAGATAACGTATGTAAATCTATCTTTTTGTTACCTCTAGCACCTTCTCCCTTCATTTCTGGAGGTTGAGAATCTGCAGCTTGTAGCTTTTTATTAATATTAGCTACGTTTTTCTTCTCTTGTACTTGTTTTGTATCTAAAGAAGGTTTTGCAGGAGCCTCGGAAGCTGCTGCTTGAGGTTTTTGTACTGTAACTGTGTAAGTAGCTGCTTTATCAAGTGCATCTGCAGGTGAATATCCCTGTGATATGAATGCATCTCGTAAAGAAATTACTTCTTCTTGTAAACCAGCATCAAAATCAGCACTATTTTCGCTTAAGAAAGGGTATTTAGTCTCTATTTCAGCTGCTTTTGCTTGTAAAGCAGTCATTTCTTTGTCTTGTTGGACCGTACTACCCATTTTTTGCTCAACTTCAGCCATAAATTGGGCTTTTTCGGCTTCTCTGATCTCATTTCTTAGTTCAGTAGCCTTATCAGTCTCGCCATCAAGCACTAATTGCTGATATTCTACTTCTTTAGCAGTAAAATCGTAGTCAGGAACCTGTTGTTTGGCTTCTTCTTGTG